ATTTGATTCTCATTAAGAGCTTCAATGTCTTTAGAAACATCTTTTGCAGCTGCTAAAATTTTTGTGTAAAGTGATTGTTTTTTCATTTTGTATTCTTCTGCGCTTTAAAGTCTCTCGACTATATATTTTTTGAATTTTTATTTAAAACTTTTTTTCTTTTATTCCCCAGAAGGAGTCTGGCGAATAAATTCATCTCTGAAAAATAAAATCCTTAATTTACATTTTTCAGGAGAATTTTCATTTTTATTTTATTCTCATCAGGTTGTAGAGCCCGCAGGCAAGAGCCGCCACTCCGCCGAGCCACTCCGCCGAGCCGCCGAGCCGCTATATTTTATCGTACCTCCTTATATTAAATTTATTTTTTACATAGCTATCATCCCAGCCAATTCTTACACTGTTCTGATCTTTATTATCACCGTGTAAATATGTTATATTATGCTTAGTAGGTTATCCATAACCAATAAACAAAAAAGACTACCATAAGATAGTCTAATTTTAGTTTTTCCAGGAAAAAGGTCCTGTTATATACCCCCATCCAAAAAAATTGCACAGACGGGAAATTTGAGGCCTTCTAGGCCATACGGCTCTACTCTATTGGGCTGTCGGCTCTGTCGTCGGCTCCGCTCTCTAGGGCTCTGCCCTCCACACTCATATAGTATAGAATCATCCAGTCGTCATAACCATAGTGGATCTCAAAAATCTTAATAATAGTTCCACCATGATTAATAATTTCTTCTACAGTCGCCTCTAATTTATAATCGGGGCAACGTTTACGATAAACCTTTTTATATTCCATTATTTAGATCCTCCGTCAGTTTTTTTAGGACGTCCTTTCTTTTTAGGAGCTTCCGCTGGTGCTGCTGGTTCATCGATAGGAGCTGTAGCACTGCCAAAAGCGGCGTCACAAATTTCTTTTGAACAAGCGTGTTGAATAATTGCAGTTAATTGATCAAGTGAGAATGATTGAATACATTCACGCACTGCCATAGTCACATTTTGTGTAAAATAATTAAATTCCATTTGGTTTTCTGCTTCATATGGAGCATTAACTGGAACACAAGCAAAGAACATACGCATAATACGAGCGATTTCATCAACATCGTATGTCCAAGTAAGTACTTGTAGATCAGAGCCGAGTGGTTCATCAGATAAGCAAGTTTGATAGTATGCATCTACAGCGCCAGGTGTTTCAGTTGATTCGAATCCATGAAGTGGACACCATTTTTCGAAATGATCCCAATGTTGTTGTATATAGTAGGCTGTAGCAAATTGTTCGAATTGTTCTTTGGAAGTAATTACGGTAACAAGTGCATGAGCTTTAGCAAATTCAGCTTTAGCTGGATCTGTTTCTGGAGGTAGGTTTTTTAAAACCTCTGCCTCGTAAGCAGGGCGTTCCTCATCCGTAACGGTGCGGAACACTCCGTATAATGTAATTTTTTGTTTTGATAAATTCTTTAAACGTTTAGAAAATTTAAGCATAATTTTTATAACCTCCTGTGGTCCATATGTATTGTATATTTATTAAGCGAAGATTACTTAATAATTTCATTATATATTGCGTAATCTTGTTTTTCTACGCGGCGATCAAAGATACAGTCATTACCTATATCTGTGGCACAAGCTTCAAACCAGATATTGTCATAAGCTGGATTTTTCTTATTGTGCTTAGTGCGATAGTTATGAATCCAATAGCGAGTTGCCGATGGAATCGATACTAAGAATAGAACGAACGGGCCGAGTAGAGTAGTTTGGGCAAAACAATGTCCCCATTCGTGATTATTAATGGCGTCTTCAGATGATGTAATATCACGGAAGAAGAATGGTCCCATTTCAAAGCCGCCCCATGCTGGATACATTTTGAAATAAACTAATCCATGCCAGTTTGCAGGAGTAAAGCCTGCAAGAGCCGCCAAGATAAATAGAATTGTGCCGATGAGAGCTGTGACTATACCCCATGTCCAATTAAGGAGATGAGCAAGCCAGCGGAATGCACGGCGATTTAAGAAACGTCCCCAATTATAGGTTAAGTTATACATAAAGCGACCATAGGCCGTCCAGTTTTTTGAGTAACGATTATATTGGGCGCGATATCGGTGTGCAAATGTTGATTGAGATTGATTTGTCTTGTTTTTACTGTTTGTCATTTTAATTTTATAACTCCTTTTAGCTCTTCGGCGGCAGTTGTGGGTGTGTTATGATGATAAGTCGCAATAATATAGTCATATAACTTTTCAGCGGTTGATATATCTATTGGTTCTTGAGTGGCGGCATCTACAAACACCCCTGGTTTGTAAGTGGCTCCGAATTCAAGATCAATTACAAAATAATAGATTACGTCAGAATAGAAGACTTCATCATTGATAAGCTCTGTGTTGTGTGGAGCTTCAGTTGGAATTAGATCTTGTGTTAATAGATCAAGAATTGCTGTTTCATAGACAAACTCTGGCATGAAATTTACATATTCGCCTGGAGAAAGTGCTTCAGCCGCAACGCGCAGATTTTCAAATTTAATACGTTGATCACGTAGTAGCGCAAGTGTTTCTACAAATGTGTTTTTGTTTATCATTGATTTTATAACCTCCTTTGGTTATGTTTATTTAACCTTATATCTTATATACTTAGATAATATACGTATGCACACACATGCATATACGCACATACGCACACACGTATATTATTTATAAGGATATATATTATATTAGTTTGATGATAGTGGCAGGCGCTCAGCCGCATAATCTTTTAATGTCTGCGGCAAGAAGCGACCAATATCAATCAGTGGATTATCATCGGTAATTGGTGTTAACCAGTTAATACGGAAGCAAGGAATTGGCTGAGTAGAGCCGACTACTTGCATATCAAAGCCGTAAGCCGAGTGGAGACGATATGTTAAGACGTCTTGTTCGCGTGATGATAATTTTAATAGCCCTGCCATGTGGAATATTTCACGACGATCGAAGCGTATCCAATTTGATGGATGCGGATATGTACGAGCATAAACTATTAAAGAAAGTAAGAGGCGCGCAATGCGTGGATCTGTTTCTTCGTGGAGTTTATAGCCAAGGTCGTGAATATCCATATATGCTAAGTAGGCATGATCATGTTCTGCCTCTTCATAATAAGGCGAGTCTGTAGTCGTAACTACGCGATCATATAGAAGAGCAAAGAATTCGGCGGCTGTTAGCTCGGCCAGTGTTGGATCAAAGCCATATTGTTGTAAGACTGTCGAGATCTTAGAGATAATTTCTTGTGAAGAAAGATCTTTATTATCTCTAAATAACAAATAGAGTGATTGCCAAAGCTTTGGTTGAATTTCTAAAAATGTTTTCTTCATAATGTTTATACCTCCTTGTAAGTGATCTTAATTAATTGCTGATGTGGTTGAAGGGATGTTTCTTTCCCCTCAACTTCAGCGATGGTTTCTAAACCTAATTCATCTTTATCTACAATACGTTGTAGTTGTTCATGACTAACATCTTTAAGAGAATAGGTAGAACCAAGAAATTCAACAGCCTCAGGTGAATTATCATGTACTGGACATAATGATTGACCGTAAGGGATTAAACTAATAATTGCCGTGTCTAATACTTCCCAAGCAAATGCCCAATTGAAATTAGATTTCTTTTGTGCTAGGCGAGAACAATAGAATAAGAATTCCTCATAATTTATTTTTTCAAATAGATCATCTTGAATGTGTTGAATTAATGATTCAAGAAGTGAGAAATAAACATCTTTTGTATCGTCTAGGTCAGTAAGACCAGGAATATCATTGGCGGCAGATTTAAATGAATCAGATGCTGCTTTTAGTGAACGATTATTAGTATATGTTTTATATGCATCGGATACAAGTTTGTATTTGGCGTCATCAAATGCTGCGGCATATTTAGACTCGAAAGTTGGAAGCATCGATACAGATGGTCTCTTTACATCATTTTCATCTTTGGCAAATTGAATATCAAAATCGATGGACTCAATTTCACGACAAAGGGTGTTCATGATGCAATTTGATGTAATCAGTGGATTATACTTTTGGAATTTACGCACTAGATTAATTTCATCTGGAGTTTTGTTTTCTTTCTTAAGAAGTTTCTTAAATTTCATGCCGAACATTGAACGACTGGTCGTATTATAAGCATCTTCAAATTGTTTGAATGTTTGGTTAAGATCTTTATATAAGTAACGGAAGAAGTAAGGCTTCTTACTAATTACTAGTGAATTACGACGATATTTTTGTGCTTTTTCAGTGTCATCATCGTCTGGTTCAATCTTAGCAAACTTTTTCCAAGTTGAAGGAAGAGATGGTTTATCTGCTCCTTTAATACGGTCGATTTCTTGACCAACAATTTCACGAAGAAGTTTAATACGATTCATTATTTCAGAGCGTTGTGAATCTTGCTCTGGTTTATCAAAGATCGCAGCCATTGCATACATACAAGTGGCAGTATTTGAGAAGCTACCAACTGAAGTACCAAAACCTTTGGCAACTGCAGCAGTAACGTTCGAAATGTTAATTTTTTTAGGAGCATAATTACCTTTTTCATAAGTAATAATATTATGATCCTTGTGAGATCCTTTTATAAAATAAGGATTATTAGTAGTTAATACAATATCACCATCGAAGTCGGAATCTTCTTGACGAGCTGTTCCTGTATCATAGGTGCTATAGATTATACCTGAGTAAATGTGTTGGAACCAGTAATCTGCATCTGGATCATTTTGATAAAGTGTATTAGGGTTGTGCTCATGTAAGTCAATCATAGGAGAACGACATACATCGATTGTTCCTGACACACCACGATCATTCCACCATTTAGCATAGACATGGTCTGCGGGCACACAGCCGACAGGATTAAGGCCGAGCGCAGCCTGGCATTGCGCAAGTGGGTCAGAAATACAGAATTGATAATTACCGCGAATCCATACCTTACCTATCTTAGCACGATTGATTGTTTCAGTGATGTTGCGATAGATTTTGCGTTGAACGTAAGTATCTTTTAAGAATTCTACATTCTTAACCACAGCTTTTGTGGCGTTAGTTTGAGCTGCACTGTAAATTGGCAAGAAGCCTGCAGTTTCTTCGTTTTTAGCACCGAACATATAAAGTAAACTATATGTTGGATCACCGAGACAAATTTTATTAATCCAATCGATGGTTGGTGTAATTAATTGTTGTATATCGTCTTTTGTAAGATCGAGTGATTGAATATATTGATAATTTGAAAGAACATATTCATCATCATATTTCTTATTATAACGAGATACGCCCCAATGTATACGAGCTTTTTGGGCGTAGTTTTGATAATCTTCCCAACTATTGTAATATTTACTTGTCTTAAATTGTGATTCTGATAAAAGGACATCAATTGAATCAATATCATGAGGTTGTCCCCATTTATCATAAATTTGTGTTATTCCATTAAGGTGAGCATATTCTTTAAAATCAAATGGTACCAAATTACCTTTAATAAAACAAGAACGCACAACGAATGAACATGGAGTATAAGAAAGTCCCATATCATTTGCCCAAAGCTCTGAAAAACGTGGATCAATTAAACCTTGACCGTCAGCGGCGTTTAATTCAAGATCCATTATTCTCTTTTCAATACGAGCTTCTTCGTTATCTGGATCACGAACAATAAAATCTACTGGTTGATTCTTTAGTAATCTAAAGAAATCTTTAATTACACAGACTCTTGGTGTTCTAACCCATAAAACAGAAGAAAAGGCAAGTGCAAAGTATGCACTATATTTTGCTGGCGAATATTCAGCTGTTTTTTCTAATAGACCGACATTCAAATTATCATATACTTGCTTATAAATATCTGAATTGATAAAAGTTGCAGTATTACGGCGAATTTGGCCAGATCCTGAACATAAATAAGTATAATGAACTCCGTTAAAAGTAAAACCTTTTGTTCTTATTTTATTAAAATCAGATTTTTTACGATCAACGAAAATATTAACAACATCTTTTACAAATAACGCTTTAGTTATTAGGTTATTTTCTATACGAGCAAGTTTGTGTTCTCCTTGTTTTTTATATTCTCGCATGTTGCGTCTGTATTTAGTAACTTCATTAAATACTATCTTATGACTACGAAAATCTCCGTGAATATATCGAATTTGTTGGAACACTAGATTATCTCCAATTGAGACATAGTTTCCATCTTTGCGTCCTTGAGAAATAGTGTAGTTTGATATAATACAATCATTATCAGCTACCATGGAAGCTGGAAGTTTAAAAATTTCATATAGGTTTTGTACAACTGCCATGTTTATTCCTCCTTCTTTAAACATTTAATATTAATCATTATATCTTATATGTTAATACTTATAAATAGTTAAGTAATTTTCTACGATAAAAGATGCTATAGTTTCGACATCTTCCAAAGTTTCGCATATATAATATGAGTCTTTGAGCTTTACAGTTTTTAAACTTTCATATTTGTCATTTGAGCAAATGTAGAAAATCTCACCATCATATGTCCTTTCATTTATATTTAATGCTGTGTCAGTTAATGACAATGAATTTAATCCTCCGTGATCCTCCTTATACAAAAGTATAATCGGAGGTTTTTCATCGGAATTAATTTTACTAATGTGTTGTTTAATTTTAAGTATCTTTTCTAAATTGTATTCCATAGTATAAACTCCTTTATATATTTGTAAGTTTAGAGGTCATATGGAGGCCGTCTCACTTACCTACGATCTTATTATATCACTGTAATCTGGTTAAAGCAAGTACATTCTCTATAAAAAGTTTTCTGGGTCCGAAATTTTAAAGAAGAAGGAGAGAAGAGAACTCTTCGTTTCTTTTTTTCTTTTATAATTTCTTTTATTTATACACTTCTGAGTATTATAAGAATAATATTACATAATACAGTCTGCAATATATAATTAAAAAATATATTAAGCATGTCATATTACCTAATATATAACGCTGGCTATGCCAGCTTAGATGTTCGGTCATAGACTCGAACGATTGTCCTCGGCTGTCGCCGATTATTTGTATTACATTTGCAGACTGAGATCCCAGTTTATTACATATTGATTTATGTTTTGTATTATACCCATTACGATTGTCAGCTTCGCAGACAACCGCTCACGTTCTTATCTCAGCTCCGCTTCGAGAAGCAGGGTTAGATAGTGTATATTCATACTAATTTAAACAGACTAAAATATAATAGAGAATTATCTTGACTTTATTGAAGCAATCCAATATAATTAATAGTGAGGAGGAGTTTGCCTATGATTTTTAAATGGTATAGTAATAGTAATAATATTTTCTCTTCTCATAGATTAAATGAGGAAGGGCAAGTTAATTCAAAAGTTACACAAGAAATTTATTTTATCCGATATTTGTTAGGATTAAATTATTCAAAAGATCAAATGTATCAATTTTGGTTATCTATTGAAAATGGTACTGCAAAATCATTTGAATATGATCCAGAAGAACAAAAAACACTATTTGAAAAACAATACAACGCGGCCATACTTCGAGGTGTATTAAATGAGATCGAATATGATTGTAATATTTATCAAGAAGAAATTTCCTGGTTAAACAGTTTAGCAGCGCCGTTGTGGTTTAGACAATATATCTTTGGTATGTATGTGTTGTATAAATCCATGAAAAAGAAATACTCTTATGTAGAGTATAAGAAAAAATGGTGTTCATATGTTTTAAAACAATGTAAAAATCAATTTCAATACAAACGTAAGAGTGAAACCATTAGTAAATGGAACAGAGATTGTGGATTACCTATGAAATTATATCCATATGATAATAAAGTATTTTTCAGTTTTAAGGATATTCAATGCCATAAAGAAAATATTGTAGCTGAGAATATATCTATTGAAAATTTTGATGAATATTTTAATTTATTAGAGGAAAAAACATTTATTTGTCCGCAATGTGGAGAAAAAATGGAGTTAAATGAGCATTCGAAAAGAAAAATATGCGAAAAATGTTGGTATGAAGCTGAAAAAACCAGAAAACGTCAGGTTTGGCGTGACAAACATTCAAACTAGCGGGGAAAACGGGCCCTCTATATTATGGAAAAGAAGAACAAAATAAAAATTTTTCCGAACTGGTGTAACCAGTATAAAAAATTAGACTGAAGTAAAAGGAGACAAAACACATGAAAAAAGAAGAATTTTTAGAGTATATTAAAACATTTAATAAAAATGCTGGTGAATATACTCAAGACGAATTATACCAAATTGGTTTAAAACACAAAGAACTTGATGTTTCTGACAGAAATTGGAATGAATTAGTTTCTTTATTAGGTGTTAAAAACGAAAAAGGTGAATTAAAAACAGGTGAAACATTCAGATGTTGGATTAAAGCCCAACAAATTGCCGATGGATCACTTCCTAAAAATATTAAAATGTTATCAGGGAGAACCATTGAAGACGCAACACCAGAAGAAATCGATAAAAATATTGAAGAACAAAAAAGAGCTTTATATATTCAAGAAACAAAAACAAGAGATGAAAGAACAGAATATAGAAGAACTCTAAGAGATGAAGCAAGAATTGATAAAATTAAACAATTAATCGCTGAATCTATTGTTGAATTAAAAGATTTACCAAATATTAACTATAAAAATAGTTATTATCCAGGTGATACAGAAGCTGTTATGTTAATTTCTGATATGCATATTGGAATGCAAATTGATAATTATGCTAATAAGTATAATAATGACATAGCTCAAAAGCGTTTAATGAGTTATGTTGATGAAACTATCAGAGCGTGTCAATTAAATAAAGTAAAAAGATTAAACGTATGTAATTTATCTGATGCTATTCATGGAATTATTCATATAAGTTGCAGAGTAGGACAACAAGAAGATGTAATTAGTCAAGTTATGTATGCTTCTGAATTATTAGCCAATGCTTTAAATAAACTACAAGAAGCTGCTCCAGAAATTGTTTATCGTAGTGTAACAGATAATCATGCTAGAATTGTACCTGATTTATCACAACACATCGAGAAAGAAAATTTCTCTAGATTAATTGATTTTTATTTAGAATCTAGATTAAAAGGCACAAATATTATATTTGCAGCTGATAATTTAGATTATGATATTTCTCTATTTAAATTATTAAATGGAAAAACTATGATTTGTTCACATGGACACCGTGATAATATTAACTCTGTGCTTCAAAATTATTGTGGAGCTACTAGACAATATATTGATTATGTATGTTTAGGCCATTATCATGAAACAAAAATGAAATCATTCCAAGGCGCTAAAGTATTCGTTAACGGATCTTTATGTGGACCAGATGATTATGCATGTTCAAAGAGATTATTTGGTGATCCAGAACAAACTTTATTAATTTTTAACAACAATGTATTAATTCAACATGTTATTAATCTAAAAGACGTAAGATAAAAAAGAAAGAGGATAAATTCCTCTTTTTTGTTTTCACAGAAGCCAAAGGAGGTATAAAATGGGAGATTATGTAAATAAATCTTCTATAGAATATCGTATTTCAACAGGAGAGTTACCTAATTTAGAGGAATTCAAAAAATATTATATAGAAGAAGACCACAGCTTCAAAGATGCTATGTCCCATTTTAATATGACAAAATCTACGCTTAATTCTTATATAAACAGATTTAAGTTAAATAAGGATCATAATAAATTTGGCGAGCAACAAGAAGAAGTATTAATCGAAGAAGAAAAAGTCAGTACAGACGAGAAAATTCAAGCACAAGACAGTCCAGCCGAGCAGACCGCTACTGTTGTGGATGTAACTATTAATAACGTAGTTATCGACGACAATAGTGAAAACAGTGTAGATTTAGCTGCCAAACTTATGGCATACTATAATACATTAGACGATGAACTCGAACCATTTGAAAAAATTTTCAGAGTATGTTATCAATTTAATTTGTTTTATGATGAAAAATTGCTTAAAAATATTTCTATGGAAAAACAAGAAGATGGAACTTTGAAATGGTTTAGGACAGAAGAACTTTTAAGTCGTTATGTATATTATTTGGAAACAAGTGATTTCTATAAAAATAAAACTTTTATAGAGCAGATCAAAAGAGAAAATTTTAATGTCATTTATCAAGAAGAAATGATTAAAAATTCTTTAACAGAAGATGACAAGAAAAATAGACAACAAGCTATTACTTTATATGGATATGATCCTTTTACCGAAGATAGAGTAGAGGATCTACCACAATTATATCGTGATTTAAGTGATTTAGTTAATGATTCTATGAGAAAAGATGCTGCTAAGAAAAAGGCAGCAATTGAAATCGTTAGAAACTATTTAAATATTAAACGTTATCAAAAACGTGTAACTGATTTTATGAGTAGAGATGGTTATTTGGACGCAGACGAACAAAAAGCTTTAGACCAATGTTTATCAATGATTGCGAAAATTCAAGATTCTATTAATAAAACAGCTAAGGAAAATAGTTTTACAGGTGGCAAATCAATAGGATCAAATGGTAAGGGTATGTTATCTGACGTATTAGAACAAGTAGAAGGCCAAGGATATGATGCTGGCATTACAAATTTCTACGATATTGCTACAAGTAAAGCAATTGAGTCAATAGCAGACATAAGCAATAGATCAATGCTTAATCAAATTCAATTTTCAAAAACCGATTATGTTGATATTATTACGCAACAAAACAAAATGGTTCGTGAAGCTGTAGAAACAGCAAGAAAATCAAAAGAGGCATTACGTCTAGCAAAAGAAAAACTTACTAAACAACAATTATTAGTAGAATTAGAACAAGAATACCGTAAGAAAGGAATTAAAGAAGAAGAAATTGACGAATTTATCAATAGAGAATTTAATATGGTTGAGGAATTATAATGCTTAGTATATATAATAAATTAACAGATAATAATATTACTTTAAGAGATGAAGAAGCAATTAAACGTTATGTCGATCTTATTCAATGGGGTAGAAAAAATCCTGTTCAATTTATAGAAAAAGTTTTGCAAGTTCCATTAATGGACTACCAAAAATATATTATTTCTATGACTTGGACAGCAGAATACGCTGTTTGGGTATGTTCTCGTAACGCAGGTAAATCTTTCTTGGTAGGATGTTTCATGATGGCCAGGTCATTATTATATCCTAAAACAAAAATACATATATTATCATCTGGTAGTAGACAAGCAAATGAAACATTTGAAACAATGGAAACTATTGCGTTAAATAATGTTAAGACTTTAATCAGTACAAACTCTGTATTTAGAGACGAGGTTTTAATTAGTAAAGCAGATTCCAACGGTTTTAGTCACGATATTAAAAAGGGATCAAATGTATCCTTATTAAATGGATCTTTTATTAGAGCTGTTACTGGTTCACCAAAAACAGTTCGTGGTAAGAGATCAAATGTTAACGTTTATGATGAAGCAGGAAGTATTTCTCGTGAATTCTATGACGTTACAGAACCATTCTGTACTCAAAGTTCTGGATTTAAGACTGGTTCAAATTATGATTCCGAAGTTTATCCAGAGGAAGTTCCAAACACAAGATTATATATTGGATCTGCATCAGATACTAATAGTTTATTCTGGGATAAATATAAAGAAGCATTTAAACAAATGGTTATTGGAAATAGAAAATACTTCGTAGTAGATTTAAACTGTGAAATTCCACTACATCCTACAATGAATGGAAAAGAAACAGCTCCATTATTATCTCAAGACGAAATTGATCGTAAAATGAGAGAAAATGAAATTATTGCTTTACGTGAGTATTATAATATTTTCGATAGATTCGATTTAGAAGACTCAGTTGTTTCTAGATCGGATATATACACAAACACAGAAAATTTCGTTCCATCAGTTGCATGGGGTGGGAAAAAACACAAATACGTAATCACATATGACCCTGCTTCTAAAAACGATAATGCTCCAGTCTTAATTACAGAGTATTATAAAACAGACGAGGGCCGTATAGAGGGCCGTTTTGTTAATATGGAGAATTTGGTTATCACTTATGGTGATGGATCAAAGAGACCTATGAGACTTGACGAGCAAACTCAAAGATTACGTGAAATTATTTATGAATACAACGGCAAAGATAATATTGCACCATACGAAAACATTATGTTACTACTTGATAGTGGTGTCGGTGGACAAGCACCAGCCATTGCACAAGAATTGGTAAAACCATGGACAGATAAAAACGGTAAAGTCCACCCTGGACTTTATGATGAAAATTCTGACGACATGATTAGGTGGTCTGAAAAATTCCCTACCGCGGTAGCTGGTAGTATGAAATTAATTGAACCAACTAAATACCGTAATAAGATGTTTGAAGCTGCTAGAATCATGACGTCATCTGGTTATGTTAAATTTGCGCCCGCATGTCCAAAAACAAACGTGTTAGTGGACGACGATGGTAATGAACAAAAGCTTAGTAAAGCCGAAATGAACGCATTAATTCAAATGGATTTAATGAAAGAAGAAGCGGTAAGTATGGTAAGAACAAGAACTAAGGGCGGTAACGTAACATATGGTCTCACTCCAGAGAGAAAAAATAAAATGAACGATGACCGTAACTATTGTTTTATTATGTCGTGTTGGTATATTCAACAACTAAATATCGATGATACATTAGGTGAAGATGAGGAACTTGATTATAAAAACAAATTTTTTGGATCATCTAATCAGACAAAACAGAGTGCTGAAAACTCTGGCTGGTCAGGAATGTTTAGTGGTAAAAAGAAAACGGGATTATCCCCTTTCGGTGGTAAAAATCCATTCGGAAGATAAATTCATACCCAGAAGGGTATAGTGAGGTAAAAGGAGAAAATTATGATATGTTGCAAGATAACCACAGATTTTGATCAGGGTGATTTCAACAAGTTATTCGGAGGATTGCAAAAAAATGGGGCACTATTGTGGACTCAAGGCAATTTATTCTTCGGTAGTGAGGAATTATCTGTGTCAAAAAAAACTGTAGAAAATATTTTGAAAAAGGCTGGATTTACAGAATTTTTTATTAAAACATATGATCGAGTAACAGATGTTAAGGAAGACAAATGCGTTAGTGGTTGGTTAACCGATCATATAGTAAAAATAAGTATAAAGACAGCTGAAAAACTACAACAAAAAGAATTCCAGAATTTAGCTCAACAGTTAGATCAATTTACAGACGAACTAAGAGCCGAGCTGGAACAAATAGAAAATACCGAGGAACAGGAGGGTAATAATAATGGCTGATGAAGAAAAGAAAAAAGTGGGACGTCCTAAGAAAAACCCTCAAGTTGATGAGGTAATAAATGAGGAACAAGTTGAAAAACTAGAGATGTCTAAAAAAGAAGTTACTTTAGATGACTTAAGTGGCAGATGGAGTAATGCTATGAGTATTATTACAAAATTAGCAGACTATAAATATAAGTTAAAAAAAGATCAAAAAGATACTACTGGTACAACTATGGCAAAATGGAATAGTTTAAATCCATTTTTACAAAACCAAAGAATTAAAAATTTATTTACTCAACCAGGAACTTATAGTAAAGAACAATTATCAAAGTTTTTAATTGATCCTCAAAATTATGAAAAACAATTAAGAGCTTCAGCTTGGACAAACAGTTCATCTCAACAAATTTATTACACTATGTTGAGAAGAGCCTGTGATGTCCCTGTATATAACTATTTTGTTATACCAGAAATTTTAGAAAAAGAATCAGACTATAATTCTCCTGAATTTAAGGCAGAAAATAATTTAGTTGAAGATTGGTTGGAATTATTAAATATTCCAAATTCTTTCAAAACTATGGCTCTTCAAATTAAAAGAGAAGGTAAACAAAGTTATATTTTAAGAAATAAAATTATAGGTGAAGGAAAAAATAAAAAACCACAATTTGCTGCATTTGAAAAATTACCTACAGACTGGATTAAAATTACAGGTATAGGTCAATTAGGATTTACTATTTCATTTAATATGATGTATTTTATGAAACTTGGTAATAATCCAGAATTCTTCGGCGAATTTATGGTAAAAGCATGGAACGATATTATCAACAAGGGTGTTGTAGAGTTAGATGAACATAAGAAACCTAAATCTTTTGATATGAATAAAGCTAAAGATTATAGTTTTAATTATGAAGGAGAAACATTAACAAGTATGATCGAAGGTGTTTCTGGAAAAGATTCATCAGATAATTTTATGTTCTGGTTAAAAATGCCTTTCGATATGTGCTTCACATTTGGCACAGATAATAGCCATGCATGGGTTGCCCCAGATACAATGGGTGCCCTTGTTAAATTACAAGAATTAACTGATTATGGAACATTAGCAGGATTAATTGCTAGTACTCCATTAACAGCTATTTTAACTGGAGAAGCTGAATTTATAGAAGGCGCAAGAGCTGGTAAAAATGAAACTAAAATTTCTCCAGAAGTTCTTAAAGGATTACAAGAAGAATTTAACTATTCTACATCTACAAATGTAGAAGCAATGTTCTTCCCTTTAAAGAATATTAAATTACAACAATTAGCAGCAGATGTAAATTCATCAGAAATTATATCTAATGCAACTGAAAATTTTGTAGAAACTGTTGGTGAAGGTGGTCTAAGTATTACTACGAATAAACCTAACGTTTCACAAATTAAGACAGCGCAACTATTAGCCGCATCACAACAAAGATATGTTACACTTCAATTTGAAAATGCACTAAACTATATTTTAAAACATAAACTTGGATTTAAACATGTTTGGAAAGTAAAAGTTTGGGGAGATATTTTTTCACTTGAGGGAGAAAAGAAATATCTTAAAGAATTAGCTGCAGCTGGAAATATCGCTGTTATGCCTAAATTAATGTCTGCAGAAGGTATTAGTATGAGAGATACAAAAGCTATATGCTCTTATATTAAATCATTGGATTTTTATAAAGAATTCCAAACATATTCGCAACAAAAAGCGGCTGATCTCGGAGCTAAACAACAAACAGACTCTGGAGATCAAAACAATAAAACGGGTAATGTTGGTCGTCCTGGTTTAGATGATGATGAAGTTGAAAATGATGCAACTGCAAAATCTAAAGAGGATGGAACAAACACTAGAGACAATAGAGATACATTATCTCACGAAGAAGGAGTATGTCCTATTTGTGGAGCAGTATTAGAAGATGGTCAAATTGTATGCGAAGAGTGTGCAGAAAGAATTAAAGAACAATACGAAGAACAAGAATAGATTTATGAGCCGAGCGATAATTCTCGGCTCTAAATTAGTTCTCGTGAAGGTAGAAGGGGAAGTTCTTTGACGAGAACTAATTTTATTGTAGGAGGATAATAATATGATTTCTAAGGAAACTTTAGAGATGACAAATCGTTATATTAAAGAATTATTTAACGGTAATGCACGAATAGATAATTTATATTATAATTTAGCAAGTAAATACTATATTAATTTAGCTAATGCAATTCATCTACCTGTAGCACATAAACTTCCTGAATGGGCAGATGAGCTTACAGATTTAGTAGATAAAATGGGCGGAAGACCTGTTAGATATGGGTGCCCAGATTTTACTGAAGAATATGATGTTAAAGAGGCATTTGCTAATTTAGCAGATCTTTTTGATGGTTTACGTCAAAAAGCTATTACTATGATAGAAGAACTAGAAGGTAATGGACAAGATTGTGAAATAAGAATTTTTATGGAAGATTTTGTGCATAATGTTTTAGTTGATTATTGTAAACAAGCAGAAGAGTGGAAAATTGCAAGTGAAAGATTAAGCGAAAATGATTTTAATATTCATATCGGCGAATATACTCACTATATTAAGTAGGAGGTGCCGACATGGGAGAGACATTAAGTTTAGTTAGCTTGATTGTCGGACTTGCTCTTTCTATAATTAGTTTGATTAGTTTTATTTTTATTAAGCCATTTAAGGGCAGAGAAGAAAAAGCTAAACTAGCAGCTAAACAAGAATGGGAAGCAGAACAGGAAAGAAGAAGACAAGATGAAGAAAATGCAAGAATAGTTCATGAAAAGAAAAAATTAGAACAAATGAGATTGGTCGTAAAAGAAGAATTACAACCGCTTGTAGAGGCTGTGAGGAATATTAATCAACGATTGGAAAAAATTGAAGAGGATGATCAAGTTCAAAAAGAAGCGTTGTTGGCTGAGGCTAGTAATAGTTTACATGCTTTAAATAAAGAATGTTTGAAAAAGAAATATGCTGATCAATATGAAAGAATAGCTTTTAATCGATTGTATGAAAGCTATAGAAAACTAGGTGGGAATCATGAAATGGAAGCAGTAAGTAAAAAATTCCTTTCATTACCAGAGTCTAAACCTGAGAAAAATAAATAAAAAATAAGGAGGTTACTTTATCTATGTTAGAGAATAAAAAAGCCTTTTTCGGAGTGGACGCATCCAAAGTTGAGATAAAGAAACTTCTAAACAGTGAATTTTTAGAATTATCTTTAAAAGCGATAAGCGACGAAAAACCAAATAGAAATGATACATGGTTTACCAAAGAATCTTTAGAGTCATGTAAAGACACTGTTTATAACAAACCTGTCTTGGGATTTTTTAAAAATAATGACTTTGTTTCACACAATGGTAAATGGTCAAAAGATGAAGAATTAGACATGGAATATTGGGACACTCTTGGAGAGGGAGAAAGATGTATTGGACTTATTCGTGAAAGCGACGAAGTCAACATTATCGAAGATGATAATGGATTACATTGGTTAACTTTTTCTTGTGCTATTTGGACACAATATTCATACAAACAAGTTAAGAGATTGCTTAAAGACGCAATCAAAGCCCAAAAAGAAGGCGGGCCTACCAAAAATATTTCCGTAGAAGTTAATTTAACTGACTACGAAGATATATACGATCCAGTTTCTGGAAAAAACATTACACAAATTAATGGCTTCGAATTAGTTGGTGTAACAATTTTGGGTTCTAGAAACGGAGTAAAGGTTGAACCAGGTATTGAGGGTGCCGAATTATCAGTAGTAGATATTATGGACACTGCTTTATTTGATAAACAAGTTAAAAATTTAAGAATAGCTTATGAAAAACTTGGTGATACTAAAACAAATATTATTAAGGAGGAAACATCAATGAATGTAACAGAAAACACTAGTATTCAACCAGAAGAAGAAGTTGTTAAGACTGAAACTTTTGAAGAGAATACACCTGTAAATGACAACAATCTAGATAATCCTACCCCAGAAGTAAATGAACCAATCAAAGAAAACTTTGAAGAGAATAGTGAATCTGAACCTGTTCAATCAGCTGATCCTGTTCAAGAGCCCATAGTTGAAGAACAACCAGCTCCAGAACAAACAGATAGCGAACCTATCAAAGAAAATTTTGAAGCTGATCCAGTTTATGATTTACCTTGGTTTATCGAAAGAGTTCATGGCCTTGAAAAAGATTTTGAATATACACTTCAATACTATAAAGACTGTGGCGTTAAGGGAGCTGAATATATATTAGCTGTTATGGAAAAACATGCAAAAATATATTCAAATAACTGCAAAGAATTAGCAGAAGTACTTGCTAAGGTTTGTGCAGAAGATTATGTGGATAGCCCAGAAGAAATCGCATATGAAAAAGAATTATGCGATAATTGTGACTGTAAAGAATTATATTCTAGATTCGAAGCAAAAACTAAAGAATATGATGAATTAAAAGAAATAAGAGAAGAATCTGATAAGACAGTTAAAGAATTAGAAGCAAAGATTGCTACTTATGCAGATTATGATCAATTAAAAGAAAAGGTAAAAGCTTTCGAATTAAAAGCTTTATTAGCTGAGGCAGAAGCTTATGTAGCTACAGCTGAACTTTCAGAAGCAAATGCTAAACAAATTTATGAAGATTGTACTAATGGCAAATATACTTCTGCAGATGAAGTTAAGACTGCTGTCGCTTTAATTGCATTCGAAGCAAAACCAAAAATTTCGGTTAAAACTATGTATCAAGCCCCAATCCAAACAACTCCAGTGGTTGCGACTGAAGATGACCCCGAAACATCTAAAGTTCAAGACAAGTGGAATGTTTTAAAGGATTACAATGGCAAGAGATAGTTTCAATAAAAAATATTAATTATAAAGGAGATTAAGATTATGGCTTATATTTTCGATTCAGGAAAAATGGTATCTGACCACAATGAAGCTTATATCACTAACGCTGTTTTTGAAAGTGCAGTAAAGAATGGTTCTTTCTGTGTTTTAGGCGATTTAGCTGATGATACAACTTATGATGCTTCTGGTAAAGAATATGATGTATATGAAGCAGCAGCTCCAGCAGCAGTTACTGATGAAGTTGTTGTAGTAGATTATGCTGGTATTAACGAATTAAGTTATGCTGGTTCATTAAAATATGGTATCAAATTATATGAATTAATGGTACCTGCAGGTGTTGCAACAAGAGTAAGACGTCTTGTTAAACACGACAAATTCTGGCTTGCAGCTGGAAACTTCAAAGGAACTCCTACTAAGGCTTTAGCTGTTGGTAAATATGGAATTCTTGAAGCTAACGCATATTATCTTGACTGTGCTGACGCAGCTCCTCAAGCTGGTTTCGCAGTTAAAATTTTAATTGCAAAAGATTTAACAGTTGGTATGAAATCAGAAGGTAAACAATACCTTTGTGAAGTCGTACAACTTTAATCTCAATAGTAAGGAATAGGGAGGTATAATCACTATGTTAAGAATGTTTAATTATAACAGAACAGAAGATGAAGTATTCAATTCATTAGTTGACAGTACTCTTGAACTTGCTATCGCTAGATATGAAGGAAAAGAAGTTGCTGACTATTCTGAAAAGAATGCTCAATTATTAAAATCTATGGGTAAGAAAGCTGTAGAAGGCACTAGATATGAATCTGAATTTGAAACTAAAGGTTTAGCTACTTTTGCTAATCCAATGGTTAGAAGCAATTCAGCAGTTAGAGATAACTTTAATGCTGTTATCGCTCAAATTACTACAGCTATCGTTCCAATCGTTTCTAACGATACTTTCAGCAGATTTATCGCTGAAATCCACCAAATTGGTTGGGGAGAAACTGCAAGATTCATTATTGAATCTAATGATCTATTCAAAGTTAATGCTAAAGCAGAAGGCGTTAAGAAAGGCGTAGATCAAGCTATGTACAACGATGAAATCAATGTTAACGCTAGACCAATCGAAATCAGCGCTCACATTGACTGGTATCCATTCATCACTGGTACATTTGATATGGGTAACTTTGCATTAAAGATCGGTAGATCTTTCATGGGTTACATTTTCATTAAGGCTGTTAAGGGTATGGCTGATGCTGTTACTGGCTTCGGTGCTTCTTACAGTACAAATGGTATTACTCCAACATTATGGGGTACTTTAAAACAAAGAGTTTCAGCTGCTAACGGCGGAATGAACGTTATCGCTATCGGTACTGAAGTTGCTTTATCTAATGTTTCTTTAACTGGTAACTATCAAGTTCAAATCGGTGAAGAAATGAACAAAGTTGGTTACTTAGATCAATATTTAAGCACACCACTTATTGGTTTAAAGAATGCTTTAATTCCAGGAACTACTAACGGTTCAGCTACTTTAATTTTACCAGACAATAAGATTTATTTCATCCCAGTTGCTGGTGACAGACCTGTTAAAATTGTTTTCGAAGGACAAGAAGTTTCTGTTGAATATGATCCACAAAATTCTGGTGACAAACGCTACGGTATCGTTGTAGAAATGAGAGTAGGTATTGCTGCTGTTTGTGGTGCTAAATACGGTTGCATTAGTCTTTAATTCAATTAACACAAATTGACAAGGGGTATAATAGCCCCTTGTCATCTTTATTAAGAAATACAAGGAAATAAAAGGAGAAAATTTTATGAGTGAAAATATTAATGAAAATGTTGTTGCTGAAACTTCAACAACAGGTAAAAAATCTACATCTACAGCTAAGGATTTAGCTAAAGATAAAGAAATTGAAGAATTAAAAAGTCAAGTAGCTAGTTTAACAGCTCTTCTTGCTAAAGTATTAGAAAATAATACATCATCTAACAATACTACTCCAACTTCTAAGGACGATGTTACTTTGGTATATATGTCTGAAAGTTTAGGATATATTGAAGCAGGAAATGTTAAATTAAACTGTACTAAATTTAGAGAGTCTTTTACTTTAAATCGTTATGATTTTGATGCCGTAGTAGGTAAATATCGTAGCTGGTTTGATAATGGAGTATTAGCTGTTTCTGCAAAAGATTATCAAGTTGCTGAAGCAAAGGGATTAAGAACCGAAGATTCATATTTCTTAACTAAAGAAATTATGGAATCTATCGCTACATGTTCTGCTTCTAAGTTAGAAGATATATGGAAAAAAGCTGATACTGTAGAACAAAGAAAATCTATTTGTGAATATTACAAAGCACACTTCATTGATGGAGACGAAAAATTTAGAAATCGTGAAAAGGTTGAACTATTAAATCGTTTAACAGATGGCGGTTTCAAAAGAGAAGTTAAAGAAATGAGTGGAGACTTATTAATTCAACCTATTGAAATGAATTAGTAATAACAAAAATAATACTGTACTCAATTATACATAAGGAGGAGTCAAAAGATGATTCTATTCAATGATATATTTCGCAGAGCAGTTGATCTTTTTGACGATCCTGATATAAGAAAAAAATACTTCTTGGACCCAGTGGGATTTCAAAAAACAATGAGACCATTTTTAATTAATGGTAAAAACAGGTTCACAGAGCCGACTATTGTAGTAGACAAGTTATCTATTTATTCAGACGCGCAAGGCAAATCTGAACAATTTGAAGCAGAATCAGGTGTTACTACATATGCGTTGGAAACTCATCCCGTGGCTAACTCTATTTTTGTTTATAAGATTAATGGCGCATACGCGCAAGGAACTTATGATTCAACAAATAATAGTGTTACATTCATTACTGAAATTCCGACAGGAGCAACTTGTGAAGTTATTTGGTACTTTGCAGGAGCTTTTACAGAAGATATCACTGCTGATTTAAACACAGTGTATAATAAACAAAATACAGAAGAAAAAATTATCAATATATTAGCTCATGGTATATTGAGTGCTTGGAGTGATCAAGAAATGAACAGAGCATTAGAAATGAGAAATATTCTTTCTGATGCCGATATGAGTTTTTATTCTCCAGCAAACAGTACTCGTTCAAAAATCGAGTGGCATAAGCAAGTTAATAGAGATATGGATACTTTAATAGCGGAATTAAACTGGCGTATATTCGCCTCACCACGTGGATCCCGCTTTGGTAAATAATCAAAGAAAGAACTCACTATAACAATTTCGGGGACGTTATATTAGAGTTTTATTAAGAATGGGGGTTAATCAGAACAATGGAAGACAAAGAAATGATTAATTTAGATTCAAATATTGAAGAAAAGAATGATCAATTTAAAATTTCATTGCCAAAAAGTGGCGAAAGGGAATGTTATGTTAGTATCGGGAAGTCTTTAATCAAATTATTATATATGATTGAAGATCAAAAAAAGGATCCAAACCGTGACATTAGTTTATGGTTTTACACATTTATGCTTGATTTAGTTTCTTCAAATGATTTATGTCATGAAAAATTGACAAAAGTCATTGTAAAAATTCATGCTCTTTTTGACAAAGATCATTATAAAGAAATGACACATGCTCAAATTAAGAGACAAATTTTTGAATCTAAAGGAATAGTAGATTTTTTAATCAAAGAATTAGACGAAGAAATTTCGTCAGAAAAGAAAATTTAGTTTTTGAAGGAGGGTATACAGATGGCAAGGAAAGTTACCGATATATCTAATGATGTAGATAGCTATTCAATGCTATCGCAAACACCTGAAAACTACAATAAAGATAATTTTTATCTGAAAGAATTACAAGACAAATTTGACGCGGAGTGGAATTATAGATTTAACCGTGTCGAAGTTGAATTTGAACGAATAGGAGAACTTTTTTGGGGACACAATAAATATGATAAGATTGAAGTTGTTCAGCAACATGTTAAAAGCGACACTGCAACTGCCTATACAGATGATTATAGGCGTTTAGTATTCCGAGACATTCGAGAACAACGTTTTAATATTGGTCATAAGTTTCGATTTATGGCGAATAATAGTAAATTTGTATCTGGAAAAATTCAAGATCCAGATCCAAAAGTGGATGATTGGTATGATAAAAACGATCCAAGAGATATTTGGTTAGTGACTAACTTTTCATCTGTAAAAGCATCTACCAGTGTTATTGTCACTCGTTGTAATGGAGTTCTCGGCAGCTTATGTTTAGATGAACAAAAAGTTGCTCACAGACATTATGAACCAATTATTAGACAAATTGATTTAACTGCGACAAATCTGTTCTTTAATGAAACAGCTGTATCGCCACAAAATTCATTTGTTGGCATTGTCCAACATAACGACTTCACAAAGAATTATTATATTAACCAAAGATTTATTATTGGCTATGATCAAGTTTATCGTATTAAGGCAATTGATAAATTTTATGGTAAAAATACAAATAATCCTAAAAATGTTGGATTAATGAAAATTTATTTTGAAGTTACAGAAAGTTCTACTTATGACGATTTTGATAATTTAATTGCATATCAGTCACAACCTGAGATACAAATTGATACAAAGGGCGATGATAATTATTCTATTAAAATTATAAAACCAGAAGAATTCCCAACAGATTTAACTTTTAATAATATTGATTTTGAAGCTTATTTATATCAAAATGAGCAAGCTATTGAGAAAGATATACAAGTGGCGTTAACTTTGGAAAATCTTCCTGCTGGTGTAGATATTAGTAGATATGTGACTTATGAATTTGAAGAAGGAAGCGGAAATTGCTTTACATTAACAAAACATAGAATGTATCCTATGGGTGATTTATATGTTAAAATTTATGTAGATCAAGAACATTCGCCAACTGGTAAAGAATTAAGTTGCTCATTTAAGCTCGCTGTGCGAGGAGTAAATTAGGAGGTAAAAGGTATGGCTAATTATATAGCAAAATATAGTAACTGTAATGATTTTAATCGTTTTCAAAATCTAGATGGAATTGAAGCTAAAATTATTATGCATTTAGTCAATTCTAATTCAAAACATGCTCAAAATTTTTGGAAAATCTTAAAGTATAACGACTTATATGCGTTAAGTCAGCCAAATTTAACACAGGCTGAAAGACTAGAATTAGTTTGTAATGATAACGGAGAGTCCGTTAAAAAAAGACTTTTTCTCGCGCCGTTCGTGGATGACGCATGGCAAGAACAATGTTCCTCTGTTTATATCTATGTAGATAGAATCCATTATGACAATCATATGGCGGCTACCGTAGGTGTTGCAGTAGAAACAGTTGTTCATTCAAAAATTAGTGCTGTGGTTGGAGATGGGGATCAGGTATTAAATCCTCAAGCTAACCCTAACGATTCCGATAAAGAGGGAAACATTGTTGTTGCCTTCAAGAATCGTGCGACCGTTTTATTAAAGTGTTTATTAGCCGAATTAAATGGCTTATACTTAGATGGAATTGGTTATTTGCAAGCGAATCAAGAACTAGATTCTAAGAGCGCTACAGAATTATCATTATGGAATAGTAGGAGCTTTTTTGGACACAGAACAGAACTTTATATGAAGATGTCTGGTGTGTCAGGAAATAGCAACTGTGGTTTTTAGTATATGGCAGAAAATAAAGTAAATAACCGCTATAAAGGAATACCTGACGATATAGCAAAAGATCTAGAAAAATATGATGTTTTATACTTTCGAGAGGATAAACCTGTCCCTTTTTGTGGGCTTGATATTTATCCTGTAAAAGTACGCGACTATGAAGTTTTTTGTAACTGTTCTGCATGTTGTACTCTTAATAGAAAAGAATCTGTTGAGGGATTAAAAATGTCTGATTTGGAGTATTTATTATTACAAGTTGGTAATGAACAAGAAGGACAATTATGGTCGTATAGAATTCAAAAATTATTTGAATTAGTATTTCATATTTCCAATGGTTTAAAATGTAAAAATCCCGAATGCAATCATATTATAGGATATGAAAGTTCGGATTTTTTAAAATATGTTATGGATATACAAAAAGCACAACAAGAAAATACACCGCCCCCACAATTAATATGTCCGAAATGTGGAGGAAAAGAATTTAGTGAGATGATAAAATTTTGTCAAGATGAACAGACAAAAAAATATTATCTTATGATTAACGGGCATAAAATTACACATCAAGATTTCAAAAAATTTAGACAAATTGTGTTGTTTCAAAACTTCCCTGATTATCATGATGATAGTTGGGTTGATCCAGCATTAAAACAAGACTATGAAGCCAGACTTGAATTACAACGTAAGAAAAATAATGTTTCAGCTACACTAGAACAAAAAGTTGTAGGTTTGGCCTTAAATAGTAATTATAAGTTTGATGAAATTTTTGATATGACTCTTAGAAAGTTTACTATAGCTTTATCTATGGTAGACGATATAATCAATTATAAAATTATGAAACAGGCTTCAATGAGTGGACTTGTATCCTTGCCAAAAGATTTTAAGTTAGAACATTGGCTTTATAAAGAGGCAAGAGATATGTATGGTGATGCCTACAAGGACATGGACGCTCTAAAGAACGATGTGCGTAATTTATAAAAAATAAAAAAATATAAATAAAAAGGAGATTAAAGATTATGGCTAAATATTTTTTAGGTTCTGTTGGTACTGCAGAAGCTTTTAGAATGGTTAACGGTAAATTAGAAATGGCTTTCGTTTCTAAAACTTTAACTGACTCTGGTTTAAATATTTCAACTACTAAAGATGATTTAAGAGCTGGAACTGGTGCTGGTATCGTTGCTTCATTCTATCATGATCCATCTGTAGAAATTACATTAACAGACGTTATGTTTAAGACTGAATATGTTGAAGCTCAATTAGGTGTAGCTTTCAACAATCTTGCTAAAGCTTATTATAGCGAAACTATTACACCTACTACTGATGATTCTCTTACTTTAACTAAGACAGCAGAAAAGGTTAAACATTGTAGTGACGACAGAGTTATTTGTTGGATTACTGAAAATGGAAAAGACGAATGGAAAGTTTATGAAGTTTCAGGTACACCTGCTAGAACAGTTGCTCACTCAGACTTTAAAACAAGTAAAACATATTGCGTTCGTTATTTAACTGGATTAGATTATGCAAGAGATGTAGAAATCACTGCTAATATTATTCCTCAAGAATTATACTTAGTAATTACTGCTCCAATTTTTGCTGGAGATGCTTGCTCAGCTTCTAATGGTTCTCAAGCTGGTTATATCCAATTTGAAGTTCCTCGTTTTAGATTAAATGGTGCTCAAGATTTCGCTATGAACATGAGTTCTAACCAAACTATGTCTTTAGCAGGAACAGCATTAGCTATGGAAAATGGATGCGAAGTTAATGGTTCTAAATTATTAAGAATCATCGAAGTTATTCTTGATAGAAAATGGTATGCTTCTGTTAAGAAATTAATTGTTGATGAAGATTGTTTATTTGCTAATACTACTCCAGAAGTTTATGCATTAAATACAAACGGATCATTATTCCTTATACCTAATCCAAAACTTAGTTATACAGACAGCCCAGTAACTTCTTCAAGTGTATGGACTGATTTTGATGACACTACTCATTCTAAATTCCCTGCTTCTACACAAGACAAAACTTATGTACTTGCTGTAAGAGACTGGAAAGACGACTTAGATCATACTGAGGGAAAAGAAATTAAGCAAGAACTTCAAGATACTGTTTTAGTAAAGGGTGTAGCTTAGTAATTTATGAAACCCACACGTCATAACTGCGTTCATGTTTCAGGAAATGGGGCCGAGCGTTATTTTTGTACAAAAACAAATACGGTTTGTCTCTGTCAAACTTGGTGCACAGCAGAAAGGCGTTATATACCTCGTAATTGTGCACAAGATTGTAAACAATACGAGCAAAAGAAAGAAAATAAATAAGTTCTATATCCAGCCGAGCCGTTTATAGTTCGGTTGGATATCTTTTTTAAATTCTTTATTTTGCGATATAAATAGAGGGTTTAAAAAAGATATCCAATTAATAAAGGAGGCATATTTATGGAACTCGGAGAAATCATTACATTGATTACATTAATTGTTGGTTTAATTGGTGCCATTGCGGCTTTAATTCCAACGTTAATAAAATTAAAAGACTGTCTTAAAGATATTATTAAAAATAAAGATTGGAAGAAAATTTTATCATTCGCCATGACAGCCATGAAAACAGTAGAGGCCACAGGTAAATCTGGCACTGAAAAGAAAGAAATGGTTATCGCTAGTGTAACAGATTCTTGTGCTGAAATTGGCATCGAATTAGATCAAACAACTTTAGAAAACCTTATTCAATATATCGACGAAACTATCGGTTTCGTTAATGAAATGGCCAAAAATAAAAAGACAGGTAAAAAAAAGGAGAGTAAATAATGACATATAAAGAACTTATGGCAAAAAATGCCGAAATAAAAAAACTTAGAGCTTTAGAAGAAGCTAAAAAAACTATTGTAGAAGTTGAACAACCAAAAGTTGAACAACCAAAAGTTGAACAACCAAAAGTTGAACAACCAAAGAAAACTCAACCAAAGAAAAAAGTTAATTTAGTTGCTGAAGAAGTAATTGAAGAAAAAAATATTGACGAAGAAAAACCTGTGGATATTTTTGAAGAAGTAGAAAAAGAAGAAGAAGGAAAAGACGAAGAGTCTCGATAATTACAAATTATCAAAGAATTGGGCAGAAGCCCAGTTCTTTTTTCTAAATAATTTGTAGATAAAATAAAATAACCAGGAGGGCTATCTATGGAGATCAAATTTAAGAAGAAATTAACTGATTATAAATATATTGCCATGTTTGATTTGGCGAGTAAACAATCTGGGTTTTGTCTTTTTGACATTGTAAATAGAAAGCCCGTTTATACAAAAACGATAGTTGTTAGTCATGAGGATGGTAAACCATTCACTATTAATTTAGAAAAAGAAATAAATGACTTATATGACTATGTTAGTACACAATTTAAAACATATAGAAATGATATATTGTTTGTATGTGAAGCCATGCCGACCCAAGTGTCGAGCCGAGCCTCAACAATACAAACATTTTTAGCGTTGGCGAAATCACACGCTATTTTTGATCATTTCTTGTATAAATATGATTTTCACCAATATGACTGTGTTGGGGTATATCCTGCCACAACGCACAGCTATTATAAACTAATTACTGGCTGTGATAAAAGTTATAAAGTGGATAAAAAAGATATCAAGAAATATGTTATTGACACTTTTGGATTAAAAAACGATATAAGTTTTGACGAATCTGACGCTGTTTTTCTAGCGTTAACTTTTGTTGAAAGAAAGTGGAACAATGATCTTGATGAAAAAATTAGAGAATTAAAGCGTCACAAAAAAGAGTTAAAAATGAACTCGGCAATTCAATCTGTTGATGATGAAATTGCTAAATTATTATCATATAAAATATAAGGAGGTTTACTAATATGGCAGGACGAAAGACCGTGTATAATAGTAATATGACCGAAGATTGGGAAAAGGTTAATCCTAAAAACCAAACTTTAGTTAAAGAATATATGCAATATTTGAAAAGCGCTGATAAATCTCCTCAAACACAAAAACAGTATTTTGAATGGCTTAAAGTTTTCTTTTGTTGGAATTATAAAGAAAACAGTGATAAATTTTATATAGATCTTAAAAAAAGAGATTTTGTAAACTATTTTGGATATTTAAGAGATAAAGAAGTGAGCCCTAATAGGATTGCTACTTTAAAATCTGTATTAAGTAGTTTATCAAATGAAATTGAACTTTTATATGAAGATGAATATCCAAATTTTAAAAATCAATTAAGAGGCATGGAGGCAATTCATATAACCAAAGTTCGTGAAAAAACTGTTATTTCTACCGAACAATTAGATACAATTTTAAATATTTTGGTAGAAAAAGGAGAATATCAAACAGCGTGTTATTTGGCATTAATTTGTGCCTCTGGGTGTAGAAAAGCAGAAGCGATACAAATGAAGCCGATTTATTTTATAAAGGATGCAGAAGTATTAAATGGATATTTCTACAAGACTCCTTTAATTAGATCCAAAGGAAAAGGTAAAGTTGGAAAGATGATCAGTAAATATGTTATTAAGAAAACTTTCAAACCTTACTTTGATTTATGGATGAAAGAACGAAAAGAAAAAGGAATAAATAATGAATATTTATTCGTTTGTTATGAAGAAGGGCAATTTGTGCCAGCCACAATTGCGACAGCCAACTCATTCGCTAGAAAGATTAGTAAAGCTGGAGATGTGGAATTTTATAGCCATGCTGGCAGACATTATTTTTGTACATTACTAAAGAGCATGAATTTACCAGACGATGTGATTGTTCAAATTTTTAGTTGGGCAGAATCTAGCGGATCTGGCATGATTGCAATTTATGATGATACAGATAAAGATAAAAAAATTGAAAAATTCTTTGCCGATATTATGGACGGCGAAGATGATGATTAATATTATGGAGTAAAAGGAGATATAATTTATGGAAGAAAAAATTAAATTAAGTGAAATTTTATTACAATATTTGGATTTTCTTACAAATCCAGTAGACGAAAAACAACAAGAAATCAACAAGATGTTATCTAAGATTGTGGTTCGCCAATATGTAGCATTAGAAGATAAAACAAAATTAATGGGATCTATTATTCGTTCTGCGGATTTAGCTAGTCAAGGCGATGCGATTCAAATGTCTTTAAATATTGAAGTAGCAAAAGTAATTATTGGCTTAATTGGAGGATATTGTGTTAATGTGGAAAACGATCTTGATATTACTAGTTTACAATTAGGAGTATTCGATTTAATTTATGGAACAGGATTTGTGGACTATATTTTAGCTCAAGGTGCTGAAAAAGATTATAATCGTTTTATGACTATGGTAGATAATACTCTTAATTTTACTAATTTATTCAATTTATTACAAGCATTCTATGAATTTGACACTGAAAACATCGAAGACTTCAATAAATCCATTGATAAACTTAAAAATACATTAACTAAGACAGATATTGAATTATTGAGAGGATTCACAAAAGTTGGCAGTCCAGAATTTAATACATTAGTAGACACTCTAGCAGAAGATGTTTTACATAAGACATTAGGTTCTGATTCATATGAAGAATTTAAAACTACTTCTTTCGGATTGGCCCAAAACATTGAAGAAAGCCAAAAAATCAAAGAACAAAAAGATCACGAAGAAGAAAAAGAGGAAAATACAGAGAATATAGTTGCATAATTTAAAATAATAGTGTATACTAATATTCGTGGAGGTAAAAGGATTATGAAATATTTTGTAGTTAGTGACATTCATTCATTCTATGATGAAATGAAAACCGCATTGGATAATGCTGGTTATGACCCGAAAAACCCAGAACATACATTAATTGTTTGTGGTGATATTTTTGATCGCGGAGAGCAAACGACCAAAGTCTTTAATTTTTTAAGAAGAATTCCGAAAAAAAGAAGAATATTAATTCGCGGCAATCATGAATATTTATTGCAAGATGCTATAAATGAAATTATGGGTCTTGAGAGCGGCGAAAACTCTTTTGATGTTATCGGCGAACATCATTACTCGAACGGCACAATTAAATCAATCTGTCATTTATTAAAAGTCAAATATGAAGGATATTATTGGACAAACCCATACGATATTTTACAAGAAGAAAAAGACAACAATATTATTCACGAGATAGTACAATGGACTATGTCAAATGATTGGGTTGATTATTATGAATTAAATGATTTAATTTTTGTGCATTGTTGGATACCTGTTATTAATAAGGATGGGTTACCAATGTACTATGTTCGTAATAGACAATTTGATTTTGATACAGAATGGAGGAGCAGAGAACCAGCTGGAGTAGATTGGGAAGATGCGACTTGGGGATGTCCATATAAATTTCGTGATATGGGCTTAGTTCCTGAAAATAAAACAATCGTTTGCGGCCATTGGCATACATCTGATATGCATCAAATTTATGAAGGTCAACCTGATAATTACGATATTTATTTTAGTAAAGATTTAATTGGTCTAGATGCGTGTACAGCCCGTAGTGGTTTTTGCAACGTTTTGGTTATCGATGAACATGGAAAAATGTTTGATCAATATGGAAAAGAATTGAAAGGAGAATAAGTGAGATGAGTAATATTATTTTATATAGTCAGCCAACATGTCCTCAATGTCGTGCTGTGCACATAATGTTAGATAGTAAGAAAATTAAGTATGCAGAAGTTCAAGATCTTAACATCATGACTTCTAAAGGTATACAACATACTCCCGTATTAGAGGTTGACGGGATACAATTAGCTGGTTCAGCTATTAAAGATTATATATTTAAAGGGATTTTACCTCAAATTCCAGAAGAGGTAAAATAACATGAAGAAAACAGTAAAAGAAAAAACAAAATTTATACAAAGATATAAAGTATCAGTAAATGCTGCTGCTGGTAGTGAAGTAGATTCCAATGCAAATGTTACTACTAAAAATATTGCAACATTATCTACTGAATTAAGTAAAAAAGATTTTATTCAATTAAATAGACAAATTGTGCAAGATTTTTTAATTAAAAACTATGGCAAAAAAGAAGGCAGAAGGTTAGGTCATTTGTTTTTAAAAGATCTGCGTCATCATAATATATATAGTCATGATGAAACTTCAGTAATGCCTTACTGTGTGGCCATTTCTCTTTATCCTTTTTTACTTGATGGATTAAAACCATTGGGTGGAACTAGTGGTGCTCCAAAACATGCCGATAGTTTTATTGGTGGATTAACTAATTTAATCTTCCTAATTGCAGGTCAATTCGCTGGAGCTGTCGCTGTTCCTGAAACTATACCTTATTTAGATCATTTCTTAAGACTTGATTTTGGTCAAGATTATATTACTCATTTAGATGATGTGGTTGAAGCTTTCGGTAATAGAAAAGCTACATTAAGAAATAAAGTTGAGGACTTGTTCCAACAATTTGTATATTGTGTTAATCAACCCGCAGCTGCTAGGGGGTATCAATCTCCTTTTACAAATATAGCTTATTTTGATAAAGGTTATTATAATAGTATTTTTAAGGATTTTATTTTCCCAGATGGCGATGAGCCTTGTTGGGAATCAACAAAAGAACTACAAAAAATGTTCATGAAGTGGTTTAATAAAGAAAGAACTAAAGAAGTTATTACCTTCCCAGTAGAAACTATGAATTTACTTCATGATGGTAAGAAATATGTAGATGCAGAAATGGCTGATTTTACCGCAGAAATGTGGGCAGAAGGTCATTCATTCTTCTTATATAATTCTGATTCAGCAGATGCACTTTCATCTTGTTGTAGACTTAAAAATGCAATTGAAGAAAATGTATTTTCCTATACATTGGGAGCTGGCGGTATTGAAACTGGTAGTAAAAAAGTTATTACACTTAATATCAATAGAATTGTACAAGATTGGTATAGAAAATCTCACAGACCATTCTTTAAGTATAAAGGTGAACTAAAAGATTATATTACAGAAGTTGTGCTTCGAGTTCAAAAATATTTAGAGTCTTGGAACACATATTTATGGGATATGTTTAACAATAATTTATTAACAGTTTATAAAGCTGGTTATATTGATTTAGATAAACAATATTTAACAATAGGTATGTAATTAATGCCTAATATTATTTTACCACTTATTAGTGGGGTCGCAAGGGCGGCTAACGGGGAAATCTTGAGAAAAGACAATCCCGTGGGAG